GATTGATAGCCTACTGCAACATTATGTTCACCCGTTGTATTTGACGCCAAGGCGTCTAAACCAATACCAGTGTTTTTGCTTCCTGTCGTGTTTGCATAAAGAGATTGATAGCCTACGCCAACGTTATTGTCGCCTGTAGTAGTCGCAATGCCAGCGTTGTCACCCACAAGCACGTTGTAGTTACCGCCTGAAGCTATGACCTTACCTGCGTTAACGCCTATCGCCGTATTGTTAGTACCAGCCGTTAGAATTGCTAAATAACTATTTGCATCCGAATAAAATCTAGCCGTGCCACCCGCAGTAAAGGCTAAAGTGTTTGTACCACCTCTGTACATTCCTGTGTCTGTGTCAGAAGTAAAGGTAATAGAAGGCGCAGAATTTGACCCATTCGCAAAGCCTGAGACTCCATCTACCGTAAGGCCGTCTGTGACAGCAGTTCCCGTAACGTCGATGCCTGTGTTCGTCGTCGCAATTTTGGCTGACCCATTAAAATACGAAGTAACTGCACCATCAGTGACGGCAGTCATCATAAACTCGTTATCCGCCGCATTTTTTAACTGAAAATCTGTAGCCAACACCTTAAGGTCGTTTGTACCTTGATCGCTAATGTAGCTATTAGAACCATCGTGATAAATCTGTAGGTCAGAGCCAGCGCCGAAGATAGCCTTGTCGTTGTCAGCAAACAGAATGTCATTGCCGTTAGACTCAAGATCACCGCCTAGCTGTGGCGTAGTGTCTTCTACAAGTTCGTTAGTAGCGGCAACAGTAGTATCTACATACGCCTTGATCGACTGCTGAGTAGCCAATGCAGTCGCACTGTTTCCAGACATATCGTCTTGGTCAAGAATGTCTGTGACGGTGACTGAGCCTGTACCAGACAGACCGTCAAACTCTACGTTACCGTTGACAGTAACAGCGGCAAAAGTTGGTGAGTCAGTAGTAGCTACGCCTTGGTTCAGAGCCTTGACTGAGGCAATGCTGGTCAACTCTGAGTCCATCAAGGCACCAGCGGCTGTGACGTTAGCTGTGTCCGTTACGTCTGCTGAGGCTTCGATGCCGTCTAGTTTGCTGTGGTCAGCGTCAGTAAATACATTGGAGTCAGAAGCAGACTCAACCAGTGTACGAATCTCTGCAGCTGTTTGGTCAGCAGTAGCACCAGTTTCAATGCCGTCCAACTTAGAACCATCTGTAGCTACGTCTCGTCCGTCTACAGTACCGCCTACAGTAATGTTGCCTGTAGCAGAAACAGTAGTAGCAGAGACAGCGGCAGGAGTAGCACCACCAATGACAGTACCGTCGATAGTACCACCGTCAATGTCAGGGGTGTTTACATCAGGAGACGTCAACGTCTTGTTAGTTAGTGTTTGTGAGCCAGTGAGGGTTGCAACGGTAGAGTCAATAGCAAAGGTAACAGCATTACCTGAGCCAGACGTGTCAACACCAGTGCCGCCTGTAAAGGTCAATGTTTCGCTGTCTAGATCAATGCTCAACGCACCACCAGAGTCAGCTTGGAAGTCTAGGTCTTGTGCAGTAACTTGTGAGTCAACGTACGCTTTTACGGACTGCTGTGTAGGAACCAAAGTTGCACTGTCGGACGACATATCGTCTTCATCAACAAAGGCAGTAACACCAATGGTTCCGTCAGAAATAGTTTCAAAGGTCAGGGTTCCGGTAAACGTAGGCCCTGCTGTATCAGCTTTGGTTGCAATAGCTGTGGAGATTGCATCGAACTCTGTTTCAAATTCAGCGCCACGGATGATCTTTCCTGAGTCGCCTGTAGGTAACGAGTCCTTAGCTTCAAAGTCTGTAGTCTTAATGTAGTTCGACATCGGAAAGTCCTATTGCAGAGAAGAAGGAGGAGAAAGGAAAAGGGGCCATTGCTGACCCCCTAGTGGACTTACTCGTCGCAAACTGCGAGGATGAAGCCAGCTTCTGGACGGTATGTTTGTACACCGTACAGAGTGTCCGAAGTAAACAGTGTTGACAGGTATTCCTGCTTGTACTGTGTCTGCGAACGTACAGCCATTTGCTCTGCCATTACGAGAGCATCTTGGTGGAAGAACAAGCAACCACGAGTGTCAGCAGTAGAAGCACTGTTCTGACCTGATGCTTCAAGAACTGGAGCGTTGCTTGAAACGTAGATGTCTACGCCGTAGAGGTTACCGATAAGGCCAGACTCTACACCACGACCACCAACGAAGTCAGAAGACACATATCGGTCGATACCCATGATAGACTTACGTACTGCAGGTGGAATAACGAGGACACGGTTTTCCATAGGAACGTCAGCGTCATCCATCTTCTTGATAGCCTCACGGAAACCAAGGTCAGTGAAGTTGTCACCTGAAGTTACAGTGTCAGCAGCGTAAGCAGCAAGGCCAGCAGCGGCATTGAAGTAATAGCTGTTGCTGTTAACCCAGTTAGCACCAGTGTTGGCTGGAGACTGTGTACGAGTACCGTCACCAAAACCAGTAGCAGCGTTGATAAGGTCAGTGTCTACCTTAAGAGCAAGCTGGTAGCCAGCGTCTTCTGTGTAGAACTGACGGAGGCTGTTGAGAGCCTGTACTTCAACGATGTCTTCGATCAGACGTGAGTATTCGAAGTGACGATCTACACTGATCTGCAACTCTGACTCAAGGTTTGCTTGAATTGTTACCGCAGTTGATTCCGCCTTAGCAGAAGCTGAACCACGAGTAGGCTTAGGAATGTGGATTACATCGCCTTTCTTGCCAGACATTTGGATGCGCTTGACAAGAGGAGCCATCTTAAGGTTCTTTTGGTATGCAGCAATGATCTCGTCACTCCAGATTTCTGGAATGAAAGTACCTGCTGCTGTTTTGTCTACTACAGCATTTGCTGTAAAGTAGGTTCCGGAAGTTTCGTTAGCCATGATTAATCTCCTTTAGATTACTTGACCCGACCCTCCGCGTATGCTGTCAGTATTTCATCTGACAATGCTTGGTAACGCTCAGGGTCTGTTTTCATTAGTTTAATAATGTCGGACCTGCGATATACTTTTTTACGTGTTCCTGCGCTGCTTCCTCGTGCATTGCCTGTGTTAGCTGCCCTCAGTGTCTGTTTACGTGCCTGTTTTTCAACTTTGGCAGTCTGCTGGGCTACTGTTTTTCGTTCTTTCCAGAGTGAAAAAAGTTCGTCCGCAGCATCAGAATCGTACTGTTGGTCAGCTGCTACAAACAACTGAGTCCTAATCTTAGATGCCTTAATCCATTCTGCAAACTTAGGATCATTAAGAATCGTTTGCATGTCTGGGTGTTTAGCTTGAAGCGTAGCAAGTGACGACTGTTTTTTGTACTGCTCAGTGTACTGCTGTGCTTCTCTAATTTTAGGATGATTCTCAATAGCGCGATTAACGGCTGCTTGAGGATCTGTAAAATAGTCAATATCGTCTTCAGGCTCAACGTGTTGCTGTTGAGGTGCTATAGGTTGTGTTTGAGTACTAATGTAGTCATCCACAACTTTACGAAGTTCTCCTACTTCAGAAGACTGACGACCTAAAAGCTTTTCAGCTTCTTGGTGCATTTGTACAACTTCTTCTAAAGACTTACCTTGATACTTGCTTGGTAAGTTGGTTTCTTCTGGTTGAGGTTGCTCAACTTCTACTTCTTCTTGTTGAATCTCATTAACTTCGTTTTGTTCGATTTGATCTGCGTTTCCTTCTTCAGGGGCTTGATCTATAATCGTTGCTCTAGACATGATTAAACTCCGTGATCTTTTATCATTGTGGAGATGTTACTGTTTATTACCTGCTTTTTCGTGCTCTTTAACCCACTTCATGTGAGCGCCGGGGAATGAACCATCAGCGCCATTTAAGTGAAAGGACGGGGCAGATACCATACGTGTAGCATTCGCGCCGCAACCGCACCTACTGGTTGTGACGTTACTCTCTACCATTTCTTCAAAGACGTGTCCGTTAGTACAACGGAAGTCATAGATTTTATACATCAACAGGGCCTTCTTCTTCGGCGTCTGCTTGCTCTCTAGCTGCTTCTATAGTACCTTGTAGGTTAATTACAGTAGCGAAAGCAGCAACTTGGCCTTTACGAAAGTGTAGGTCTTCTGTGTCTTTGACTGTCTGAATGTCAGCCAATTGTTGTGCATTGTTGGATAACTCTTGTAAGAGTTGTTTGAAACCTTCGTGGTTGAAGAGTTCGTTGTAGTTGTCGAAGTAGGTTTCAAGCTCAGGAGTCATAGTTTCCTCTAATGTTGTTAACTATAGTTT